ACCAGAAGACTATGAGATTGTTGATAAGCGTTTAAATGTACCAGTAGACTTTCCTGACTTTAGGTTTGATCTACGAGAAAGCCAACAATTGGTATATGACGAGATCGAAGATAACGCCATAATTAACGCTTGGGTCAGTTGGGGCAAGACTTTTACAGGTCTTGCTATAGCTGGTAAGCTAGGTCAGAAAACTCTCGTTGTAACACACACTGTCCCCCTAAGAAATCAGTGGGCACAAGAGGTAGAAAAAGTCTTTGGGTTTACGCCAGGAATTATTGGTAGTGGAAACTTTGATACTTCCCAGGCTATCACTATAGGCAACACCCAGACTTTATACCGTAACTTACCGAAGATAAAAGATCAGTTCGGAACAATTATTCTGGACGAAATGCATCACGTATCTTCTCCTACCTTTTCTAAGATAATAGATACTAACTATGCAAGGTATAAGTTAGGTCTATCCGGCACTATAGAAAGAAAAGATGGGAAACATGTAGTCTTTAGGGATTACTTTGGAAATAAACTCTTTAAGCCGCCAAAAGAGAACTTCATGATGCCTACTATCCATGTCTTGCAGTCAGATGTTAGATTTATGGATGGCAACAGAACACCTTGGGCAAACAGAGTAACGGCATTAGCTAACAATGAGGAATATCGACACACAGTGGCAATGCTTGCTGCGGCCTACGCCGCAAAAGGGCACAAGGTGCTAGTTGTGAGCGATCGAGTTCACTTTTTGAAAGCCTGCGCCGAACTGGCTGGTGATAGAGCAATTTGTGTTACGGGTGAGGTCTCGCATGAAGACAGAGAAACACACCTAACTGAAATCAGAAGCGGTAAAAAAGACATTCTTTTTGGTACTCAAGCAATCTTTTCAGAAGGTATCTCCGTTAACAATCTTAGCTGCCTAATACTCGGTACACCAATAAATAACGAGCCTCTTTTGACTCAGCTGATAGGCAGGGTCATACGACTACAAGAGGGCAAGAGAGATCCTGTCATCATAGACATTCATCTAAAAGGGAATACTGCTAAAAAACAGGCTTCCAACAGGATGGGTCACTATATGAGAGAGGGTTATCAAATAAAGCAACTATAAAAAAATAGTTCTTGACACAAACCTTAATTTTTAGTATAATATATGTTCTTATTTGACTGGCGAAGGATTCATAAAGAGGCTAACGGCAACGCTGTAGAGATTGTGCGTATAGTACGGATGCTCGTACTGGGGCAGATACCTACAAATGCTGTAGACCCTATTTATAAATATTCGCAGAAAAACTTCCTTGGGGATAGCTTCATGCTTCATCCCGATGTACTGCTATACCATTCTTATAAGTACCGGTATCGTGAGCTTGCACAATACATTGCATTGTGTGCCTTACGATCTACGGCGTACTTTCGCCTAACTAAAGATACAACACTAGATACCGTACTTCTGCCTGCAGAGGATATGGACACATTAATAAACAATAATAGGCTACTATACTTGGATGATTCACAAATCCTTCATTTCAAGTACGAAGAAGTCAACGCAAAGGAGATTCATTAAATGGCTATTTCATTTAATCAGCAGAAAGGTTCTGCACAAAAAAGTTCAGTTAGCAGTTTTCAGTACAAAGATGGTGACAACAAGTTCCGTCTAGTAGGTGACATTCTAGCTAGATACGTCTATTGGATAAACGGTGAGAATGGCAAGAACATTCCACTAGAGTGTTTATCCTTTGACCGCAACAAAGAAACCTTTAACAACCTAGAGAAAGATTGGGTTCGTGAGTTCTACCCTGACCTCAAGTGTGGCTGGAGCTACGCTACTCAGTGCATCGACAACGGTGAAGTTAAAGTGGTAAACCTAAAGAAGAAATTATGGGAGCAGATCATTACTGCTGCAGAAGACTTAGGTGACCCAACAGATCCAAGTACAGGCTGGGATGTTCAATTCAAGCGTGTAAAGACTGGCCCTCTGCCTTATAATGTAGAGTACCAACTCCAAGCTCTCAAGTGCAAGCCTCGTGCTTTGTCTGATGCAGAGATGGAAGTGTTCACAACTATTAAGTCTATGGATGAAGTAATGTCTCGTCCTACGCCTGATGCTCAGAAAGAGTTGTTAGATCGTTTACGCGATAACGCTGGTGAGACTTCAGAAATTGATGAAAGCATTGAAGATGAGTTCAAGATAGTATGATCCTATTTACGGCAGACTGGCACATTAAGCTGGGACAGAAGAATGTTCCAAGAGAGTGGGCCTTAAAGCGTTACAATATGTTTTTCGACCAAGTACACAGCTATTGCAAACAGTGTGATAGCCACATTATTGGTGGTGACTTGTTTGATCGTCTGCCTAGTATGGAAGAGCTGGAACTCTACTTTTCTTTTATTAGAAATGTTAGAGTTCCTACCATCATCTACGACGGTAATCATGAAGCGACAAAGAAGCATAAGACTTTCTTCAGTCAACTAAAGCAGGTTAGTAGAGATATTAACCCGCTTATACATATAGTTGATATGTCATATATTGATACTGACGTAGGTTTTGGTATTCTACCCTACGCGGATTTACATAGAGAAGGCAGCATAGAACACTTTGACACATCTCAACCGCTATTCACTCATGTACGAGGCGAAATACCTCCTCATGTAAAGCCGGAGACAGAGCTAGATAGGTTTGCAGAGTTCCCTGTAGTATTTGCAGGAGATTTGCATGCTCATAGTAACACGCAGAGAAACATAGTGTACCCAGGCAGTCCTATGACAACCTCCTTTCACAGAAAAGAGGTATCGACAGGCTGTTTATTTATCAATGAAAAGACTTGGAGTTGGGTATGGGAGCCGTTTGATCTACCACAGCTCATTAGAAAAACTGTAACAGATCCAAAGGATATGGTTGCTACTGAATATCATCACACTATTTATGAAATAGAGGGCGACATTCAAGAACTGGCCTCAGTAGAAAACTCTGAATTACTTGACAAGAAAGTAATAAAGAGAAACTCAGAGGTATCTTTAGTCTTAGACAAAGATATGACCATAGAAGAAGAGTTAGTAGAGTATCTAAGCCACTATCTAGCAATACCAGACGACGAAGTCAGCAACATTATAGGAACATACAATGATCACTCTCAAAAAGCTCAAGTGGAGTAACTGTTTTAGTTACGGGCCTGATAACGAGTTAGACTTAAACGAGAACACAGTAACTCAAATCATTGGTTCAAATGGGATGGGTAAGTCGTCTATACCTCTAGTTATAGAAGAAGTTCTGTATAACAAGAACTCAAAAGGCATTAAAAAAGCAGATATTCCTAATCGTTATGTTAATGATGGGTATAGCATATATTTGCTTTTCGAGAAGGATGGCAGCACTTATGAAGTTGCTGTAGATAGAAAGAGCGGTATTAAAGTAGTATTAAAGAAAGATGGTGAGGATATATCCAGCCACACAGCTACTAACACCTATAAAACTCTACAGAATGTCATAGGTATTGACTTTAAAACTTTCTCACAGTTGGTGTACCAGAACACAAACGCTAGTTTGCAGTTTCTTACTGCTACGGATACTAATAGGAAGAAGTTCTTAATTGACCTTCTTCACTTAGATGCTTATGTAGAGCTTTTTGAGATATTCAAAGAAGCCTCAAGAGAGTCTGCTACTAGAATAACGGAGTTGAGTACAGAAGCAACAACGATTGAAAAATGGTTATCAAACAATAAATTGGAGAGTACGATAGTACTGCCCATGTTAGATTTAGATATAAACACGGATGATGATGAGAAGTCTTTCCGTTCTCTTTCAGTAGAGTTGGAAAATATCTCCGAAAAAAATAAAAAAATCTTACAAAATAATCAATATAAAGATATGCTGTCTAGTATAGATATCAACCAGGTACAGAGTGCTTTACAGCAACTTCCTCCTTCGGAATCGTATGATAAGTATCAGAGTGATCTAGGACAGTTAAATGCTGGTGTAAGATCAGCTAACGATATGCTAGATAAGCTGTTACGACTAGGGGATAAGTGTCCCACTTGTGAACAAGATATTGATGCAGAGTTTAAGAATGACTTAGTACTGCTAGAGAGAAATAAGCTATCTAAGTTAGACGATGACAAAGACTTTAACGAAGATATGATACGACAGATAAAAAGAAATAATAATGCTAGGGCTAATTTATCCAAAGCAGAAAAAGAGTGGGAAGACCTATACAGAGGAATAGACAGTGATTTACCTAGTCAAATACTAGACAAAGAAGCGCTGGCCGATAACTTAGTAGAACTTGAAACTAAATTAAGAGCAGCAAAGATAGAGTTGGCTAAGATCGCAAAAGAGAACGAAGCTAGAACCAGGTCTAATACTCGTATAGAAATAATTCAAGCCCAGACTGATGGGTTTATAGAGAAGTTAAATAAGGCAAAAGCAGTGTTGGCACAACAAGCACAACTAGACTCTAACCTAGATGTATTGAAAAAAGCTTTTAGTACTAATGGACTACTAGCTTATAAGATAGAAAATCTGGTAAAAGAACTAGAAGAGCTTACAAACCAGTACCTTGCTGAGCTTTCAGATGGTCGTTTTACACTACAGTTCATTGTATCCAACGATAAGTTGAATGTACAGATTACTGATAATGAGGTCATAGTAGACATTCTAGCACTCTCTTCTGGAGAGCTTGCTAGAGTAAATACTGCTACACTAATTGCTATTCGTAAACTTATGAGTAGCATATCTAAGTCTAGAATCAATATATTATTCTTAGACGAAGTTATAAGTGTGCTAGATGATGCAGGTAGAGAGAAGTTAGTAGAGGTTCTGTTAGCAGAAGACTTGAATACTTATGCCGTATCTCATGGATGGACACATCCTTTGCTAGAAAAGATTGAAGTAGTAAAACAAGGCAATATAAGTGCATTGGATAAGTAATGGTAGATTCACGAGCAAAAGGTGCTAGAGGTGAGTATCTCGTTAGAGATATGTTACGAGAGAGTACCGGTATGCAGTTTGAGAGAGTTCCAAACTCGGGAGCTTTAGAATATTTAAAGGGAGACTTATATGTACCCCACGAGAAAAATAGATTCTGCATAGAAGTAAAAAACTATGCAGAATCTCCCTTAACGGATAGAATTTTTACGCAAGAAAAGACTAATAATCTAATAACTTGGTGGAAAAAACTTATCATACAAGCAGCAGGTGGAAAGCAAGAACCTTTGCTATTCTTCAAATACAATAGATCACCAGTATTTGTAGTAACTGAAGATATGCCAGATGTTTGCGAGAAGTGGATGTACATTAGTTTTCTAGACTGTTATGCTTTACTTGCCGAAGATTGGTTAAAAAATGAACAAGTGAGATGGATAAATGGCGTTTAATTTTGCAGAGAAAGTAAATAATAGTAGTCCAAACACAACACTAATAGTAGATGCCTTAAACTTGGCGTTTAGATGGAAACATCAAGGACGTACAGATTTCAGGTATGAGTACCAAAAAACTGTAGAATCGCTAGCAAAGTCTTATGGCTGTGGTAGAATAGTAATTACAGCAGATTGGGGCTCTTCTTCTTATAGACGCAATATTAATGCTGAGTATAAACAGAATAGAAAAGATAAATTCGCTGACCAATCCGAAGAAGAAAAGATGGCCTTCGAAGAGTTCTTTTCAGAGTACGAGGCTTCACTAGAAGTCTTAAAAGAAGAAGGATACCCAATACTTAGGTTCAAAGGTGTAGAGGCTGACGATATCGCAGCACACCTAGTAAAAGATAAAGCTGAGTATGGATTAGAAGATGTTTGGATGATTTCTAGTGACCGAGACTGGGATCTGCTGATACAAGAAAATGTAGGTAGGTTCTCTTATGTAACACGTAAGGAAGTAACACTAGAAAACTGGCATGACCACTATGAGGTAACTCCAGAAGAGTACATTTCCTTAAAGTGTTTGACAGGAGATAAGGGTGATAACGTTCCAGGTATTCCTGGTATTGGCCCTAAAAGAGCGTTTGATTTGATAAAACAGTATGGAGATGCACTGAGCATATACGATGCAGCACCGCTAGTAGGTAAGTATAAGTATATTCAGTCGTTAAATGAAAACTCGGAACAGATTTTACAAAACTACGAATTGATGGATTTAATAACATATTGTGATGACGCAATAGGAGCTGATAATATCTCAGCTATAAGGAGTTTAATGGGTGGACATTAATTATAAAAGGGATAAGTATCTATCTGAGTTTAGTATAAAAACTTTAGA